GCGCGTGGACGGTTCAATGAAGCCGTTAAAAAAGCATTACAGCCGGGAGGTCAGTTTGAAAGTTTTGAGCCTTCTAGTCTGATTGATTTCTTGGTTGCCAAGGAGGGGGAATCTCTCAACTACCGTAGCAAGCAGTTTCTCAAGGCTGTTGGCCAATCAAGACCCGACTTGATCGGTGATGCTCAAAACCTTTTGGTTGGACGAATCATTGCCGAGTCGGTTGATGGAAACAAAATCAACACGGCAAAGATCAAAGATCTTGTTGGGACAAGCGAATCTCCCGGCAAATATTTTGGAATAACCAAGGGGTTATTTGGAGACGATGGAGTATCTCGCATCACGAAAATCGCTAGTCAGTTGGAACAGGTTTCTGACCTTGGAAAACCAAGCGTCTTCAGAGAACTGGTTTTGCCAGCTTTGGCTGGATTTGCTGGTTATCAGGTTTACGGTGAGACTGGCATGAAAGCCGGTCTTGGTGGATACGCTGCATATAGATTGTTTGGAAAAGGAATTAGCGATGCAACCGCTGCGGCTGTTGGGCGTGTCGTGAAGACTCCTGAATACCTCAACATTGTTTCAAAGCCGATTGACCAAGCTACGCAAGCGCAGATGAACCGTTTCGAGCGTCTTTGGCCTAGAGTTTTGAAGATGGAACAGGATAGGTATCAGATGATTAAGGAGGATCTTGAGAAATGAAAACCTCCCTCTCCAAGAAAGGTAACGTCTGGCGTGGCCGAAAGGTAACGCTCAACTCTCCTCGGAAGATTGAAGGCGTGACGCCGTATCCGAAGAAGAAATCTGTCTTTGTGAAGAACGAAAATGGAAGGGTCATCGTCCTTCATTTTGGTGACGTTCGATATTCCGATTTCACCAAGCACAAGAACCCGAAGCGTCGGGCCAATTTTCGCTCCCGTCAGAACTGTGGGGAAGCGAAGGACAAAACAACGCCCAAATATTGGGCATGCAAAAACCTCTGGTAATATGGACAAGATGAAACTTGGTGGTGGCGGACGTTACGAGAAGCTCGTTGGTCAGCTTGAGAAGAAGGGTGTGAGAGAGCCTCGCGCTTTGGCGGCGTACATTGGCCGCAAAAAGCTCGGCAAGGCGAAGTTCCAATCGCTCGCTGCGAAAGGTCGTCGCCGCGCCGAACGCGAAAAGGCTAACGCCTAGGTCGTCCGCCCCACGGCTTCTTTGTCGCCGCCGCCTTATCGACTACAAACTTCTCAGGATCTGCGTAGTCCCAGGATATCGTGCCGACTCCTCGTTGAATGACGATGGAGCCGGTTTTGTTTCCGTTCTTGTCCTTCAGTCCTGACCTGTCTCCGCGCTTCGCCATTCCGAGCATGAAGCGTCGCGGCTGATTGAATCCGACCTCCTTCAGCACAATCACTTCTCTCGCCCAGTTGGTCAGGTCAGACGATCCGAATCCTGAGTAGGCCATATCTGCCACGCTCTCCGGTTTGTCGTCCTTACCCTTCGGCTTGGGGAAGTGATGAACCAGCACGATAACGACTCCTGTCTCCATCATAATCGGCTGGAGCAGATGTCGCGTGAAGTTCGCGCAGACCTCGATGTCCGATGGATTGCCGCCGATGTAGGAGAGCAGAGGGTCGATGTAGACGATATCCACCTTCGTCTTGCGAATGAGACGACGCAGCATGGTTGTGAACTCCGCTCCGGTTCGAACTGCCTCGCGGAAGAAGAGCATGTCCGCACGGCGCAATCCGTTCCTCCAATCGCTTCCGAAGACCATCTGCGCGGCTCCTTTCAGCGCATCATGCTGATCGGCAATGTCGTTCTCAGCTTGGACGTAGGCCACCTTGAGCGGTCGTACCGGCTGACATCCGAACCAATCCGAACCAATGGCCCACCTCAATCCTTGATAGAATGCCATCGAGCTTTTGCCGCACCCGCTCTGACCGACAAAGAGCATCGATGAACCGCGCCGAATCCACCTGTCGCCAATCAGATTGTCCGGGTCGTTCTCAGGATCGTAATCGATGATGCTCTGGAGCGGGAACTCCTGAGGCATGTCCTGCGACTCCAGATAGTCCGTGAACGCATCCCAGTTCACGACGCCCACATTGATAGCTACAAGTCTCTGCTCATTGCCATCGCGCATCACACCGGCTAAGCGGCTGAACCTGCTCGCGTTCTTGTTCTTCGGATCGATGCCGAGGGCTTCCAGATGGCGATAAACAACATCGCGACGCTCGCCCCACTCCTCCTTGTTAGCCGCTTCAACGCGCACCCAGCCGTGCAGACTCTTGCCGCCTGAATCGATGACGACCGATAGCGGCAGCTTGGAATCCTTCAGGATCGTCCATTGCTCATCCTTGGTCTTCTCGTCCATCTCGACCAGCACATGGCGGAATGCTGACACGCCAGAATCCGATCCGGTTTCATCTAAGCACGGATTCACTCGGACATACGCGCCACGGCTGTCAGGACCGTTCCACATGGAACTTATGGGCGGCGTGAAATGCTTCTCAATCCATTCGTCGCGCTTGAGGAATGTACCCTTGGACGCTGGCCTACCTTTCCCCTCCTCGTCGCAGATGATGTCATTGCAGATGCAGACAACTTCATCCGGCTCGAAGCAGGCTTTGAGAAAGTCGATGGTTGTAAATCGGCATTCCGGTTGCGGAATTGCTTGGATCTTCTGAACGATGAACTTTCCGGTCGTTGATACGGGCGTTCCGCTCTGCGCTGAGAGAAGCCAACCTTTCGGCTTGTCGTGAGAAACTCTAAACGCCTCGTTTAGCTTATGAACCAAGTCGTTCGGCTTCCACGGTGGGAGACATTTCGCGTTGTACTCATGCAGCAGAGTCTCGGCGTCGCCATGCGATAGCTCGAAGCCATGCACCAGAGCGGTGGCTACTGCGAAGGTTGCGTTATGGCCACCCTGGCCGCTGACGGCACCGGGGGTGTTTCGAAGCCATGCTCGCGCACGGTCGATATTTGAATTGCTCATTCGATTCCAAGTTGTTTTCTCGCGAGTTCCCCGGACCTACCAAGGTCAGTCTTGGCGATGTCCTGAAGAACAGAATTTGATTTCTCCAGCTTCTGAAAAAGGAGAGCCAGCTCTTTGGGAGTCATCAGGTACTTGCTCCATTGTTGGATGGGTATGGAGCGAGACTTGAACTTCGCAAAGAGCTGCTCTTGTGCGGCGATGTAATGGCTAGGGCTTCGCATCTATCAGCGCGAACTTGGCATTGAATTCAGCCTTCGTTCGAACGTAGAGCTTTCGTTTGCCTTCCCGCATGTAGGCCACGCCAGCCCACTTGGTTTCTCCGATTCGTATCTCTACGTCGTCGGAGAGGAGTTCAACCTGCACCGAGCTGTTTTTTAAGTTCTTGTATCTCATCTTCGGAGGCATCGTCGAGATGGCCTGAACCGCTCGAATGCCAGACTCCATCCACGTTTTGCTGGGGCTTCGGCCTGCTCATCCAACCGCGAAGAAGTGCATACTCGATCAACTGAGGGGCTTCCTTCAACAACTGTTGTCGCGTGATTTCAGATTTCATCGGGTTCGATTCGTTTGCCGCGTCGTCCGCCTGCTCGGCGCATTCCCATTTCGGTTCCAATTTCATTGGCGAATCCACGGCGGATCAGCCATTCCTTGTACTTTCGGTCGATGTAGGCGAAGTCGATCCTTGGGGTCGATTCGTCTGCGTCGGCTACTCGGACTGTTGCTACTTTGTTCATGCTCATTTGTATATCTCGGTTGTTAGTTTGTAGTGTCGCTCAGCTTGGGTGCAGTTCCAGCACAGGTCATGACCTGCGTTGCATCCGCACCCGAGAGATTTGAAGAGAACCTTGGCCAACCATTGGTATTCCTCGACGGCATGGCGCAGGGTTTCGATGTCGGTTTCTTGGGCGAGAGGTTTGGTAGGTTCGCTCATTTGACGACGAAGAGAATGAAGTACGCAGCGGTGATGACCATGCCAGCGCAGAATGCGGCGATGAGGAGCTGCTTGAGTTCGTCCGGTGATGGAGGACGGTACATTTTGTGGTTCATACGGTGTCAGGATATTTTCGGTGATGAGCCGCGTGACACTTTCGGCAAAGCCAGCGGACGTTTAATCTCTGGTCGTAGTCGTAGCTGTCGTGGTGCGCCTCTGGTTTGCACGATGTTCCACATTGAGAACAATTGTTTGGCTTTATTAATTTTCCAACTTTCACAGCATACTCGACTGCTCTTCGCGAGCGTTCTCGGTCTGGGTATTTTATCCTAGAAATTTGATTGCTTAATTTTGACTGTTTTTGTCGTTTAAGTTTTTTCTCTTCAATCTGGCTGGCATTTAATCTGTGGATTTTGCATCGCTCTCGAATCTTGCTGGCATTAGTTGAACGGTAAATATAACCCCATTCCGCAACGCATTGTTTGCATTGAGATTTAAGTTCACCCTTAATTCCCAATCTTTTCTGAAAACACTCTAGATTTTTTTTGATTCCACATTTTGAGCATTTTTTGACAAGCGCATCATGATTAAATGCTAACTGCAATGGTTCAGAGGTCATAAATTTTTCAAGGCTACCTTCCTCCACCCAATGCATAGTGAAGGATCAGAAGCGCGTCGCAGTTCTTCAGGGTTACGTCTAGATGAGGATACAATTCCTGCGCCTTCGCCTTGAGCTTTCGCTTCCATTCCGAATGATCTTTGCACGATGCTTTCCCACCGAGTCCTAGAGGAGCCTGCCACACTTTTGGAGCTGCTCTGTGAAGAGCGTATCCGTACGCGTATGCAGCAGCCTCAACTCGACCAAGGTTTCTGTGAAGTGTCGCCATCGACGAGCTTTTCGTCATGGGAGACACGAACAGTGGAAGCTCCTCGATCCATAACTCTGAGTTGGCTACCTTTAGCTGATTGATCAGCGCGCAGATTTCCGGCAGTGATTCTGGCATGGACAGCAGGATAATGCCGTCCGGTGTATTGACCGCGAATCCCCCGCTGACGCCAGGATCTACGGCTACGATTGGTTTGTTGGATGCTTTCATTGGATTAGTAACACAGCACGGTTATCTGTTCCGCAGCGATTCGAACCGCACTTTTCGTATCGCCACCTTCTGACCATTTCTCGACTTTTACACGGCCTTTGACACGCACCAGCGCGCCATTCTCGATTTCGAGAAATTTCTCAGCCACCTGTCCCCATGATGAAAGTTCAAAATCATCGTAGTCTTCGTGGAATCGGCCATCAGCATCGGTCCAATGGCGAGCGATTGAGATAACCCTTCGGACCATCAATGCGCCGCTCTTGGTTTCTGTTTTGCGGCTGATTCCGCGCAGCTCTCCGATGAGAAGAACTACGTTCTCTGTAGGCGTGGCTGTTTCATTTGCTGTGGTAATTGATGCACTCATTGGAAGACGCAACCTAGTTGGCGGTAGCATTCCATTCGCTTCTTCGCGTGGTATGCACCGATGGGGTGGAACCTGTCAGAAAAGTCCAGAATTGTCGCACAGTTTTTGGAATCTGTTTTCCGCAATGCGCGGCTCGCTCGCTGGATCGTCTTCTGCGATGACCTGCCACCGCTGACCATGATCAGCAGTTCCACGTTCGGCAGATCAAGTCCTTCGTCGGCCAGAGAGGTGGCAATCATGGTTCGTAGGTTTCCGACCTTGAACTCCTCCATCGCCGCCTTGCGCTGCTTCTTTCCGATCTTGGAATGGACAAGGAGCGAACGTGGAATCGCCGCCTCGTATTGTTCGCCCAGCGTGATGCGCGGGATGAGGATGAGAGTCTGCATGTCGAGGTGTTCAAGCGCATAATCGACGGCGTACGCATTCCTGTCTCGGTTCTGGCAGATGCCGATGTCCACCAGGGATTCCCAGGCGCACATGCGTTTCAATTCGTCGTCACTTATCCGCATGTACCGACGCCGCGCATTGAAGAGTCGGTCGATGTTGTCATCGATCTTCTGCTGGATGTTCAGGTCGGTGGCATCGCTGATTTCGAGATAAGCGTCGGCCAATGAATCGCCGATGTCGCTGCGCTTGATTTCGTATTGGCGATTGCGGAACAGCGTCCGCGTCACCGCATTACGCTCTGGATCATCGCACCAGGGCGTGGCATCGAAGCAAACAAAGATGTTGCTCGTAAACAGAAACGTAAGTTGTCTTATGTCGCTAACATTCTCGTAATTTCT